GGTGTATACTCCACACGTCCAACCTTTCCCTCCCCACTACGGCCTTGCCGGGGGAGGGTCTACACACTAGTAATCATTTGCGCCTTTTTCTGGTCTTCCGAATCCGCTCTATAAATTTATCCATCATATTTTGATCCGCGTCCCGGTCCTGCATCTCGCACCATTTACCAAAGATACGCCTTAAATCTTTTTTGGTAATCTCATCGGCGTGCCTTGCGGTATAGCGAACTAATCTCTGTATGCATATCAGCCGCCTTCCCGTTGTCCTTGGATAGCGGACCTTCCCTCTTCTCTGCATACGGAGAAATTTAATCCACGCCAGCCGCGCTTCTTTCTTTCGTTTCCCTTTCAACGGAATTACTTTTTTGTGCCTCTTACACATTGGATACTCGCGCCCGTACAGCGTCAGGATATAGGCGATATCATCCTTGCAACGGTAATCCCCCCAACAACATCCCCAGCGCGGGGGGCCTTCGTATTTCTCCAGCTTCTTTATCATGATTTGCCCGTAACGGCCTTTTGTATGCTATTCTCCATTAGGCAAAGTTTAGTTATGAATCCGAATGTTTGATTGGATCAAGCATTTGATTCCGCCATCGACAACAGATTAAGTCCAATGTCAATCAGCCTGTCATTATCAATCTTATGCATAGGATTAGCCTTGACGTATCGCTTCAATGCTTTAAGCCGTGGAGTGTCCAGACATATATTGATTCGATTGGCCTCCTTCTTCCTCTTTTCCTCCAGAGTGATTGAAAATCCTACGGCATCGACCGATAAAATCTCATGAGCCATTTTATATTCTTCCATCGAATGCGCCGTATAGTGGACATAGTTTCCGGCTATCAACGATCTTAAAAGGTCCACGGTCATATGCGATTCTCTGGAAGGATCGAGCTTGACGAATTGAGGGGCCCCCATCTTGGTAAACTTCGCCCTCTTATCATCTATAATCCAATATCCTCGCGGCCCTACATCTCCGAATGTATGCGGAAGAGGAGCCCCTGGAATAAGAATCAATTTATTCCTAATAGGATATTCCACGCCGTCATTACACGGTGTAGGATATTCCTCCCTTTTATAAATTAATTGAGGCGTATGAAAATGTCCGGCGATTATCAATCTATAATCATACTTGTAGAGTTTTGATGCCTGAAGAAATTTCTTCTGCTCTGCTATATAGTCAAACCCGGCTTGCGCCCCTGCAAACCCGGTATGCATAAGGATTATATCCGCCCCTCTTATCGCCTTCATCTCTGATAAAACATCCTTGCAGAAGGGGATTCCGCCTATAACCGTATCCCCCTGTTTGGTAATACAGCCTTCTCTAGGATCAAGTAAAATACGGCCTTTGCCCACAAGAGCCCGCATCGAATGATAGTGCGGGCCCGCTTCCGCTTCATCGTGATTCCCGGGGATCATTACTATTGGAATTGGAGATGCCCGCAATTGCCGCGCTACCAAATCGTATTCCGTTACGTCTATCTTAGGAGTATGAAATAAATCTCCCGCGAATAATATAGCATCGCAATTATTATCCTTGGATGCCTGAAGAATATTCTTCAGGACAGAGATGATTGATAATAAGCGGGAATTCACGCCGCGTTTAGATAGATGGGCAAACGCGGGCCAACGATATGCATGAAGATCGGAGAAGACTAAAAATTTTGCCATAACAAATCATGGCCTTCTATCGGCTATTCCTTCGGCGCTCTTTTCGTCTCTACAGGATGGGCATAGAAGTTTGCTACCAAATTCATTAATAAATATCTGCATACGTTCTTTGGAATCGCTAAAAGCCATCTTACACTTATAACAATTCACTACTATTTGATCCGGACAATATGCATAAGGCCATTTAGCGGGCTGTCTCGCCTTACACCGTGGACAATGCGCGGCCTCGCCAGACTTTTCGGCATTGATAATATCTGGCATCGGCATCCCTAGAGCCGCCGCCGCTCCCGCGAGAGCGACGAGACTTCTATGATTCGGCTTCTTTTCTTCCATCTTCTATCTCCGTCCTCTCACTCCTATGAGCCTTTATATGATTATGTTCCTGGACGTGCTTCATTATCAATTCGTATGTCTTAGCTAATATCGCCCACTGACGGAGATTAAACATCCCCGTAAAATTAAATCTACATCCCGCAAATTCGTTGTCTATGAACGTTATTGCAATAGGCTCATTAACTTCATAATCCTGTAAGGAAGGTTTGGCCCCCAGCGTATAATAATATTCCTTTTTCTCCTGTATCTGCAAGCCTCTTATTTCAATAATCATAAATCCCCCTAGTATATAGCCTTTATCAATTCACGGTGCTTGCGGACAACCCTCTCGATATTCTTCGCTCTGAATCTCATGTTACGATACTTATACCGATTCTTAACTTTTTCAATCTTCCCCTGAGATTCCAGAAATTCGGCAAGGCCCCCAAATCTATCAAAGCCTTGCTTCCAAAGTATCTTTAAAGGAGCCTTTCTGAATGGCTCCGCACATTTATTTTTCTTCACAAACATATTACATATGACGCCGACAGGAACGCCGCCGGGAGCGTCTATCCGGCCTCCCCTTCCAAGAGAAATTCTAACTGATGCATGGAATTTTAGAGCCCGCCCTCCGGGAGTAGTGGTTTTCTCTCCAAACATAACTCCGATCTTATCCCGTACTTGATTAATGGCGATATAAGTAGCCCTACTCTTTGATACATCACGGGCAATATGGCGCATGAGCCGGGACATGGCCCGCGCCCTCGCGCCCATTTCAGTCTCTTTCGGCATCTTCCTCTTGAGTTTGGCATCGTATGTCCATTCACCTTCTGATGAAGTAGCGGCAACGGAATCATGGAGGAATAAAACCATGATATCCTTATCAATCTTCTTTAGAGCGTCAAGAATGATAAAGAATTCTTTTTCCAATTCCTCTATGGTTTCAGGCTTTCTATAAATTACTTGATCGACATTAAGCCCGACTCTGTGCATAAACTTTTTAGGGGCTGTTGCTTCAGTATCGAATATAACTACAACAGCCCCTATCTTCTGGAATGCCTTCGCTATCTCCCATCCCAAAAGACTTTTCCCCGTACTCTCATCCCCGTAGATTTCCAGTATTCTGCCTATAGGAATTCCGTTCCCCAAGGCCAGATCAAAGGCATGAATTCCCGTCCTCTTCCATTCGATCTTAGGTGGCTGGCCCAGTTTGCGGATCAACAATCGAACGGCTTCCGCCAGGAATACCTTTTTCTTAGCCATTGGGGAACGGCTCCTATAGTTATCAACCCCGGTTACTTCTTTCCCTTCCTTATCTTATCAAGCGCATCGTTTACATCGAACTTCTTCCCCTTCTTATCCTTCTTCTTAGGTTTCTCGTCGTCGTCTTCCTCTTCGTCATCGTCGTCTTCCTCTTCGTCGTCTTCGTCGTCGTCCTCATCCTCCTCTTCGTCGTCGTCCTCTTCGTCGTCCTTGGACTTGGACTTGGATTTCTTGGACTTCTTCTTCGGCTTCTCCTCCTCTTCCTCTTCGTCGTCCTCATCCTCCTCTTCGTCGTCCTCATCCTCCTCTTCGTCCTCATCATCGGACTTAGACTTAGGCTTGGATTTCTTGGACTTCTTAGATTTCTTTACAGGCTTTTCATCGTCCTCTTCATCATCGTCATCATCGTCTTCATCGTCCTCCTCATCGTCTTCATCATCTTCCTCATCGTCGTCATCGTCTTCATCAGACTTCTTTCCCTTGGACTTAGACTTTTTGGATTTCTTTGCGGGCTTTTCGTCTTCATCGTCGTCTTCCTCATCATCCTCATCATCTTCCTCTTCGTCGTCGTCCTCTTCCTCCTCATCATCCTCATCCTTGGCCTTTGACTTTTTGGACTTCTTCTTTTTCTTGGAGGGCTTTTCCTCTTCCGCGTCTTCGTCGTCGTCTTCTTCCTCTTCCTCTTCGTCTTCCTCCTCATCCTCTTCCTCTTCGTCGTCATCATCCTTTTTGGATTTCTTGGAAGACTTGGACTTCTTTCCCTTCTTAACCTTCTTCTCCTCCTCTTCCCCCTCTTCGTCCTCCTCCTCTTCGTCGGCGTCCTCTTCCTTCGCCTCTTCGTAATCCCCTTCAAGCATGGTTTCCATTTCATGCGCCGAAGGATACTCCACAAATTCCTCGATGTCTTGCGCTTTCGACATAAGTTTCCTCCAGTTTTTCAACTTAGACGGATTCTTAGCAACTTTGACTTGATAAGACGTATCAAGCCCTTCTCCACTTTTCTCTATCTTTACATCATATCCTTTTTCCCCATCGGTGATATCGCCCCACTCATCATCAGCAAAATAGGAAAGCAACTGCTCGTAAATCTGAGGACCGAATTCCCAAACTAGAGGGATATTCGGATCGCCATTTCGATCTATGATATTGGTAACGAACGTCCTCTTCCCCGCAAGGCGCTTCGCCAACTCAATATCACCACTACGGCGGGACTTGAATAACTTCGCCGTAACCTCATGGGCAGGACAACGCTTTCCGATGGACTGGGGACACGGAACGGGGCGCTTCAGGATTCCGAAATGCCGCATATACTCTAAACAGAATTCATCCCCACGCTTCGGGGGAAGAATCCGAATCCTGTTCTCCCCGTCCTCTGGACGCCAGAATCTTCCTCCGCTCTGCCTCCTTTCCTTGTCTTTATTCCACCGATGCAACTTCTTCCGCATTTTCGCTACATTGACGGCCATGCTTTTCTCCTTTATCAATCACGATTCTTTTTCTTTTCCTTCAGGAAACATTCTACGTCATGCTCTGCCCTCCGATTAGCACCGATGCTTATCAGACAATCCTTCCGTTGATCGAATGCATCTCTAGCCGCCTGTACTATTTCATACTGCTCCTTCGCCGCAATCAATCTATTTACCAAAGCCAATCGCTCAGAATCATTCATCACCTTTGCCTTAATCGCGGCTTCCGTCAGTTTTGCATCTCCCTTGCTCTCGCGGATTTTCAAATCTATTTCCGCTTCATATTGCTTCAGCCGATATTCGGCCTTCTCTGCCTTCGCGTGCGCCATCGCGCACATAGAGGCAAACCACGCGAATTTACTTGGTTGTTCCCCTAATTGGCTATCCAGATCATCACGCTCTATTTTCAGTTCCTCTTCCAGATCAAATTTATAAATTCGATCCTTGTCAATCTTTACAACAAAATTCATCTTCATGCCGTCTTCTCCTTAATAATTTTCTGTGCATCCCTAAAATTTCTACATCTGCACTTTCTACACGGGCCGGGAGAATCTGCTCCACGAATATTAATAAACTTTTTTATCTTCGCCGGAATATAATGGACGTGAGATTTCCTGTAGTGACCGCATATGCATAGACGCGCCATAGGCCACAACGTACTCATATCTATTAAAAAAGGGGGGCTGTGGGGGATTTGATCCTGGAGAACGGGGCACGAAGACGGGGGAGTTCATCCCCCTCATAAATATCGGAGAAAGTGATATACTCTTCCGATGCTACCGACCCGCGTCTCATTCCCACAGCCCCCAAATAATTTCGTTATCTAGAAAGATTTGTAATTACTGTTGCAAATTCTCTAACCGCAAGTCTTAAAGTTTTCATTTCTCGAACGTCATAGAGAACGGAAGCCGGATGAATTGAAAAAGTTGTCCATGCTTCAAATCGAGGGATGAATTCCGTTTTCCCACTCAATGCTGTAATCCCCTTAGTCAAACCCTTCACTAGATATAACGGGCTATTACCGCATGACAAGATGAATTTCGGTTTCAAAGTCTCAATCAGAATGGTAATCCAGGGACAACGTTTGATCGGTTCCGGAGTCTTGAGTTTATTCCCGGGAGGACGGCAACATACGCAATTACCAATGATACAATCTTCCCGATCAATCCCGGCCCTCTTTAATTCTCTGAATAGCAATTGACCACTCTTCCCGATAAATCCTTCGTTGGCATCGTCCTCTTCCCCGCCAGGAGCCTCCCCCAATATGAGGATATTATTATTACCAATCGTGGCGGGAACGGGTTTCCGGCAACCCTTATACAGGGGACATTGTTTACAACTATGCACGGCCTCCCGATATTCTTTCACGGGAAAATCTTTAGGGACTTCCCCCAACATATCGAGTTTCAGGAAACCGGGTTTCCCCCTGGAGATACTATCAAGCGTGACTACATCCTCGACAAGGCACTTATTAATTGACGCTCCCCTGAATCTCTCTGGTTTAGTAAGTCTGAATACCGCCGCTTCGCCCCTCAATCTCTCTATCGTCTTTTGTCTCTTGGTATATAAATCGTGAGGATAGACGGCAGAAACAAATCCCGTCCCATCGTCAAGATTACCAAACACTCCCCCAAGAGATTCGCTGGCTTTTTTGGCCTTCTCCTGATACGAGAATTTCAATGACATAGCCTGAGCAATATAAAGCCGGGACATTTCGCCCAATTCTTTCTTTATCAATCCTACATTATGGATATGCAGATGATCCCGGATTACTTGCGCCAGCTTTCTATAGGGGCCCATAATATTGCTATACGCATTGAAATTAAGAGCGTCGGTTTGATATTGAAAAACTTTATCCTCATTCAACTTCCAATCATGCTCAAGATTTTTCTTCATACCCTCCAGGGTTTCGGAGAGTTTATTTTTCGTCCCAATCTGTGCATACAGTTCTTCAAAGTGAATCTTCCAGAGTTTTGAATCGTCTTCGGATAGAATGTTATCGAAAGCCCCGGCCTTTATGAGCATCTCGACGACTCTTTTATTGCAACGTCTACGGTCAATATTATCAATGAAGTGTTGAAGATTCTGGAAGGGCCCGCCCATCTTTGCGCGTGCTTCCAGGATCGTCTCTTGCGCCTTGGGCCCGCAATTCGCCACTTGAGCCAATCCAGCCAAGAGCTTTTTATCTTTGATAATCTTCCATCCCGGAAGCGATTTATTTATATCGGGAAGTTTAACGTCGATACCCAAACGCTTCCCTTCCTTCAGGACGATATCAATCTTTTCTTCCTCACTCGCGGATTCTTTGTTGTCAACGTTTCCGCAATCGAGATATGCACAAATAAATTCTGTTGGATAATAAACTTTAAGCCACATAGTCAAATACGCAAGCATGGCGTATTCGATACTGTGGCTAAGGTTGAAAGCATACTGCGAGAAGAAGCGAAGATTATCAAAGAACTCTTCCGCCTCTTCTTCTTCCAGCATCTTTTTCTTGACGCATCCCTTGACGAATTTTTCTTTGTACTCTCCCCATGCCTCGAAGCCTTCCTTCTTACCTATAATTTTACGGACCTTATCAGCCTCTTCCCATGGGAATCCCGCCATAAAAGAAAGCAGAAACATAACTTGTTCTTGGTAAATTATCTGGCCTTGCGTGCCGCCCGTGATTTGCTTATGCACAGAGTTATAATACTTCGGCCTCTCACGTTTATTCCGGCACTCCGAATATTTCTTGGTTATCCCGGCCTGTAGACATCCTGGACGCCAGAGAGCGATAGCATCGGCAAGGATCGAGAACTCATCAACCTTTAATTCGGCACAATACTGTTGCAACCCCTTCGATCCGATTTGGAATCCACAAACTGTACTTCCTTCTGCTATCTCTTTGTATACTTTTGGATCGTCAAGTGATAATTGATAAAAGTCTATCGTCTTCCCGTGCCTCTCGAATATCAAATCCTTCGCCGCGCTCATAACGGACAGCGTTGATAATCCTAGCACGTCAAGTTTCATGAGCCCCTGGAATTCTAAATCCCTCTTATCCCAATTGACGGTTATTTTCCCCTTGCGATTGATTAAATAGCAATTGCCATGTTTGCGCAAATCCCGTTTGCTTACAACAAGGCCCGCCGCATGGACGCCAGCGGAGCGGACTTGCCCCTCTAACTTTATCGCGTGCTTGATAACGTTCGGATGCCGATGCTTGAATTCTTTAGCTTCTTTGAAAATCTTTACGCTATCCGATATCGAGCTTTCCGCTCTCGCGTCATTGTCCGGACGAAATAGTATGCATTTCGTCATTTGCATGACTTCGGGGCGAGGGACTCCGAATACCCTGGATACATCCTGGACCGCTTGCCTCCCGCGCATGGTCCCGAACGTGGCAACGTGCGCGACGTGCCACTCTCCGTATTTCTCGCGGAGATAATTTTCAATCATGTAGCGTTTACGGTCCTCGAAATCCAAATCAATATCTGGAAGATCGACTCGACCCGCCGCCAGGAACCGCTCGAAGACGAGCCCGTATTTTATTGGATCAACTTCGGTGATATGCATAAGGTAAGCGACAAGGGAACCCCCCACCGATCCGCGTCCGGGCCCGACTAGAATTCCGGCCTCTTTTGCAAATGAAACTACATCCGCGACAAGCAAAATATATCGAGTGAATCCACTATTGATAATTACGTCAAGCTCATATTCAAGACGCCGATTATATGTATTGTTCTTGTCGAAGCCCCGCCGACTCATTTCAGCCATGCATTTCTTTACGAGATATTTTTTTTCATCCCACGAAAATACGCGGGGCAATTCAACGGGAATTCTTTCCAACTTGAATGTACATTTCTCCGCTATTTCTCTGGTATTCAGAATGCATCGTTTCGCCGTTTCAGAATCGACGTGCATACGTCTAAGAGAATGATAAACTTCGTTTGCGTCTTGAAGGTAATTTTTCTTGGAATCAAATTTCCAACGCTTCGGATCATCCCATGATACGCCATGCTGACTCACGGCTAGAAGGACTTCATGAGTTTGGTAATCTTCGGCCCGTAAGTAATGGGCGTCACAAGTAACTATAGGTTTAATCCCCAGCCTCCGGGACATTTCCAAAGCACATTTGTTGACGGTCTTTTGACGCTCGATATCGTCCAGGGGCATCGTTTCCGCGTATAGGTCTTCCCCATAGACTTCCGAATAACGCTCCAGAAGCCCTATACCGCCCTCAGTGTTCCAAAATGGACTCCCTACGCAGCCCGTAGAGATTACAACGTTCCTACGCCATCCTGGAGCTTCCAGGGGGTATTCCAGGGGGAGGAAAGGGCGTGCTGCATATCCGGCTTTCCGGACGCCTTCAAGGTTCGCATACGAGAGCCCCTTCATCAGGGCTTGGAATCCTTCAGCGTTTTTAGCGTGTATGGTTAGATGTAAATTCTTTTGGTAATCTTTGAACTCCGGTTCCCAATTTTCCAGGAGATAGAGTTCAACCCCGTAGATTCCCTGGAGCCCGTTCTCAGCGCACAGATTTGAAAATCTTACGGCCCCGTCCATGTTGCCATGATCGGTGATTGCCAGAGCCTTGTAACCGCTTTCTTGGGCCCCCTTGCAGAGCCGCTCCAGTTTTATCGCGCCGTCTAGAAGTGAATGTTCCGTATGATTATGTAGCTGAACAAAATCTCTGTTCTTCATCTATGCACGCTCCGGAGAGTTTAGATTTGATTGATAATCCTTGTGCATAGCGAAGATTTCCGATTTAGGCCAGCGTGTTTTCCGTAATCGAGGCTCTACGCGAGAGCCCCGGTTACGGCCCCCTCCCGCCATGGTGGTAGCGGGAGGGGACCGCTTTTTGAGGGGGATTACACGGCCCGCTTATAGACTCCATGAGCAACGCGCTTGATCCATCCCATCTGCCCAAACCAGTAAATCAGGACGTTGATTCGGGCGGGGGCGAACTTGATCTTCACTTCGGGCAGCTTACAGAATTTGGTTATCTTGGCTTTCAGATCGTTGATCTCGATCTTATCGGACTCCTTATAGAGTCCGGAAATCACAGCCCAAAAAGCCCAAATAAAAGTACCTTCCCGAAATGGGGAGTCGCCCTTTTTCTTCCCCTTCTTCTTCTCGACCTTTTCGACCTTCTCCGCTTTCGCGGACTTCTTCGCCTTCTTCTCCAGCTTTGCGGCCTTCCGATCCTTCTTACTCGTCTTATTTTTACTGCCAGGAGGACGGCCCCGCTTTCCCTTCTTATGCTTTGCCATGCTTTTTTCCTTTCATCGCTTCAGTTTGTAGCATCGACCGTTGGCAACGTCTACGGACGACGCAAATCCCACAATCCAAATTAAATGGCTTCATCAAACGTCCAAAACAGTCTCCTTTGAATTCCCTTTTCGCCAAAGACGGATATCTTATTCTCATACCACAAGATATAACGTCTCCAGCTAGGAAGTCAACCTAATTTTCTCAATATAGCCTCCTTTCGCTTCCTGAAGGAAACATCCCGCGCCTTCCGGAGACTAACATTATCAATCATATCCCTAACCTCTTTACGGCCCAATGCCATCTCAAGGCAACGGATATGGTAACGATAATAATCCCATGGAAGGAGTCCGGAACTGGACAGATTGACATGAACTTCGATGGATTCCCCGATGTTATCCAGGGATTCCATTTTATCAATCCTATTCTTCGCTCCGAACAAATCCGCTAGATGCCTTCTGAAAGATACCTTGAAAAGTTTAACAATCTCTTCGCCGTGCGCTTTTGGATATCGCTTTACCACTCGCCAAAGAACGAAGGACGCCTCCTGAATCAAGTCCTCTTTGCCCAATAAAATGCTCTGTCTCCTGCATCTACTGGCAATCGACCGGATATAGGAATTCAGAAGGTCCATATGCTCAAGATACCGCTTTTGCGTTACCATCTAATCCCCCCTTCTCCGATTTAGCAATGATGTCAAAGAGATTCTTTAGATCGAATTTCAGGATTGATAACTCGACAACGGACGGCTTAAAGAGATATGCATACGTCCTATCCAGGAGCCTCCGCGTCTCTTTACCAATCCACTCCGTATTTCCGATAACGGACTTTTCACTCCTTTCGGTAAATGTCGGAGCCGGAACAAAATAATCCGGAGGAGAAACCTTGTGCGGATGAGAGCGGAGGCAGAGCCGCTCCATGGCCCGCTCTGCCTCCGCGTCCTCAATCACTTCGCTATGCACGTCCGCAAGAGTGAAGTTTTGATCGAAAACAATCCAAGCCCTTCGCTCCTGCACGGTCTTTCCCCGGCGCACGCAATCGACGCGGACTTGAACAGGATTACCAAAGGTAGCGGCACTCTGGCCCCATCCCTCCGCAATCCTATAGATATCGCCCGTCTTATTATGTCTCAGCACTTGCGCCATGATAATCCCCCGTTTCTTACTTCTTCTTCTTTTCGTCCTTCTTCTCCGTCTTCGCGTCCTTCTCCTTCGCTTCCTTCCGCTTTTCGCGGAGTGTCTCAAGCTCCCGATGAATGCAAGAGGGGCAGAAAAGATCGCCATGAGGGCACTTGAACCAAGCCGCCGCCTTCAACTCGTACTTCTCTTCCTTGACCACTTCGGCATTCTTGCACATTGCGCAAGGCCCAATGGTCTTCGTCGCCCCCAATCCATCGGAGATTTTCTTCTCCATCTCCTCAACCGTCTTGAGGAGGGCGGGATTGGCCTTCGCCAATTCCTTCAACATCGAAGTCTGACTTGCCAAAAGAGCCGCCATATCCTTTTTCGAGAATGCCATGTATCCTCCATCAATTTATCAATTGGCCTTGCGGAACTTTACACGCGCCACAGGGGGAGCGACGGCAATTACTCGCCGTGCCGCCATTGTCTTCCCGTCCCGGTAATCGCGGAGCCTAATGCGAAGTTTCTGGAGAGCGAGATAAACTTGACTCTCTGTAATCCCCGCCGTATCCGCAATCAACCTCCGATGGAATCCGTATTCCGCCATATACTCAATTAGGCGGAATAGATTGTCCCGTTGATCCGGAGAGACATTTCTCCAGAGCGGGGCCGTTGTTCCTCTCTTTTTTAATAGCGGCATTTAGACCTCCACATTCATCGAAACTGGGAGCCTAAATCCGCAATTGGGACAGCACTTCAAAGGAATGGCAATTGTCTTCGGATTCTTACTCATGCTGATGAATTGCCTTCCCCTTCGCCCGCGCTTTTTCCTCCAGTATCCCCAAGGCTTACGGACCTTCTTCGGTTTTTCTGGAGATGCCGGAATTTGATCGGATGGTTTTGGGTTTGCCATTTCTCACCTTCCTGGAAATCCTAGAAATCAAAAGATCAAGGGGGCCCTCCCCGTACAATTGTTTTAAGAGGAGGGCCCCCGCAAATTGTTAAATCTCTAAATCATATAAATATCCTCCCACCGGATTACAATTTGTTACCATAAATTCCTAATCCAATTTGCCGTCATTCTAATCTAATCTAATCGTTTGTTTCTCTCTTTCCCTGCTTCGATTGAATTATCTAAGCGTCCAGAGAGAAATAATTTCGGGGGCCCGTTCACAGCACGGGAGGATTTAGCCGTGGATGTAAGTATTCGTATGGGGGACTGCCCCCATATTTTCCTTACAGGGCGCAACGGCATACCAACCCCGCGCCTCAAGGCGGGGCCCCCTGCACGTTTCAGATCGCCAGCTAATGCACGTTGGGAACATAGACCCTCCATAAAAAAATTGGTAATCTCGCCGTAAGAAGCACGGGCTTTCTCAGGGAAGGAAATCTCCAGTCCCCTTTGAGACATTTGAGAGTCGATCAAGCTCCCGTTAGTACCCGTGCGCCCTACGGCGAGATTATCAAGAGCCTCTAAATTCGGCCTATGCGCCACATGGATAAGAAGGGCGCAAGCCCCGTGCCGCGGCAACCGGGACATAGGCCGATGATTAGGGGTACTTGACAGAGTGATAATAGTATGCATGGGGCCGTTAAGAGAATTCCTGACGGCCCGATAAACTCCGGAATTCTCTACGCTGTAAACGGCTTGCCTCCGCTTCATCGGGCGATTATCGGAGATGGGCAAGCGGCCCCGATACATACGAATATGATTATCAATACTCATTTTTATTCCCATAGTGGGCCCGCCGGGAATCGAACCCGAATTAGTTGATTATGAGTCAACCCTTCTACCCTTGAAGTACAGGCCCGCATTATCAACGCTCCATCATCGACTTCCAGGAATCGGGGACTTCTTCAACGGTCACCCTCGCCCCTATCTTTACCAAATCTATCCTACGCCGATAAGCGTGCATCTGGCAAAAATGCTCTTCCTCTTCCGATTGACCGGGAAGAACATATTTCAGGATTCGATTTATTTCCCCGGAGCAACTTTCTCCGGGAAATTGGACGGGGCGACACCGCATCACTACACCCTCTGATTTATTTTCTCAGAATAATTCCTGGCGTCTTCAATGTGCTTAAAGAATTCGATCTTCCACAGAAACGATTGCCAGCGTTGGGGAGTAAAACTCCCGGGCTGGCACTTCCACCGATTCAGCACAATGGCCCGCTCCCGCGTAGGATCGGATTCAGTTAAGACATACATCTCATTCTCGATTGCCGGATATGCTTGATCGTATCGAAGCATATCGAACGGAAACTCCCCGACCCCTACGGCAACCGCATATTCTAGACAATGATTTGAAGCCATGTCTTCGCCCTCCACTTAATATAACGATCCATCCCCGAATGTCAATTGAAAAAATTGAAAAAGAACTCTAGGGAGTATCACTATAGACAGAAACCCCCATTCTCTCCCTATTCTCATTTCAGGCCCCCTTCATATACTCAATAAACTCCTTCGCCCCCCGAAGAATGCCCTTCACTCTCTTATACTCCTCTTCCATCCTACTGCAAGATTCTTGATGGTATATTAATGTGTCCTTTAGCTTTTCCAAATTGTGAATGACCCGCTCGATTATATCGAACGAAGTTTCTACCCCGGGTTCGCCGTGCTGAAATCCGGCACTCCCCCCATACGGCATCGAACAGAAAAGACGATTGATAATAAACGTTGCGTCTGTCAGAGAACGATGTTTTCTGGACATCTTACGCTCCTTCCTCTAAGACATTCTCAAAACCACATTTACGACAACGGAATTTACGGCCCCCATCGTATTTCTCGCGGAGAAAGCCTCCGCACTTCCGGCAACGGTGCTTCATCACAAATCGGACACATTCCAATCCCCTTAAAAGATTACCAAAAAAGTAAGGCCCCTGTCCTGCCGCTCCCCGTGGAAGAGGAACGGCAGATAGAAGCCCTTGCTTCGGGAGCTAGGAAGCCGGATGTATCAGCTTCGCCAGCTTATTGAATACCGCCGAATTCAAATCCTCCAATTTCATGACCACTTCGGATTTTCCAGGCATCTGACTCTTGATATTGTCCTGAAGAATCCCGATGCCGACAAACTGAATGTTATACCTCCGATCAACTTCGGTGGAGAGATAGCCAAGCTCTCCGGAACCTTTGTTGGAATCATCCGCATCCGTCAACATAATGCACACTCTCTTCTGTGCATCCTGTTTGAGCAAATGATCCATGGCGTAATTTGCGGCCTCATACGGAAGAAAGGCCCCCAACGGAATGTAGTTTACCAAACGTCCCTTTACCGCATTCCACGCCTCATTGAATCCCTTGTACTGAATCGCGTAGTGACCGTCCCAATGGAAACTTCCCCAATTCCTTTCACTGGGACAACGGAAATTCATCTGGTAGGAAACGATCTCGAACTTGACGCCAAGCGAATTGAAGACCTCGCCCAGCGCGTATGTCAAAACCGAAACCGCTCCCGCCTTGCACGCGAGGAACTCTTCCACCCCCATTGAAAGGATGCTTGCCGTTGCTCTGATACCAGCAGGAGTTTCCGCCATCGAGCCGGAATCGTCCAGCACGATAGAAACGGCGGACTTGAAGGACTTCTTCGCGGCCTTGCGGGAGAAGATATTGACGCTGGCCTCCGTAGCGACCTTATGCACAAGCCCCGCGTCAATCTTGCCCTTCTTCGTTCCGCGCTCCTGGGCAATCTTCGCTTCGGCTTCCAGAGCGGCGGAAATCTGCCTCCGAAGGTTGGGGATGATTTCTTCGGCCTTCTTCTGGACGGCGAGGAAACGCTCCGCATACATCGGAGCCATCGGAGTTTTCTTCGCTCGATACTGCCGCCAAGACATCATCAGCCCCTTGCGGCTCGTCATAACCATTTCTTCTTTGACTAAATCAAGGTGCATCGCCTCGCCCTTGCTATTCGGGGCGATTTCCCGCTCCTCATCGTCATATCGAGTATGCCGCCCGCTGATATGGATCGGAGGAAGATTGACTTTACCAAACTTCGGAACTTTCTTTCCCCCCGTCGTATCCACAACTTCGGGCGAGGCGATTGCCTCCATATCATCAATCGCCTTTTTCTCGTCCTCGCTTACTTCCCTGTCTTCGTCTTCGTCCTCTTCCTCCTGTTCCTCCTGTTCGTCCTGCTCTTCCGCCTCCTGTTCGTCCTGCTCTTCGTCTTTGTCGGCTTCCACTTTCTCGAAAGTGTTGGCCTTCCCCGTATTGATAACGATCCCTTCGCCCCGCTTCAGCATCTCCTTAACCTTGTCGGAAAGCGGGATCATGAGAACCGCGCCCATGAAGGCCCCGGGCCCGCCTCCGAATCCCGTATCCTGCCGAAAGGCGTCGTTCACGTCCGCATGATCCTTGCAGTTCCACTCGCCGCACTTCGGGCAAATCCCCGAATCTTCCTTGCCGTACTCCGAACCGAAAATCGTTTCGTCTGACATACCATCCTCCGATCATTACCAAACCCTTAGCCATAAAAACCCCGTTCCGTTACTCATGTTCTCATCATGAGTAACGATATGGAGATTTTATATATCTTACTGTGGGAAATTGATAATCCTAACGACGGGATCAACAACCCGCTCCCTCTCATCCGCCAGGAGTGTAGAGAGATAGATATTAGCGAGAGCCTCTTCTATCCCCCACTGACGGGCCTTGAGCCCCACGGCAATCATTGTTCCCATGGAACAGAGGACGGGAAGATGCTCGTCTATCGAACGCCTCCGGATTGCCTTGGCCATCTGCGTGAGGGCCCGTGCCATTTCGCGCCCCACCCCGTTGGCTTCGATGATATCGGCCTCATTCTCCGCGTAGTCAACGAAGAAAACGCCGCCCGTCCACCTTCTGCAAAACGCGGGATTCATCGTATTGACTCCGGGAAATTCGCCATGCTCATCGAGCCGGAAGGTATTCGACGTTGCCACGATGGTAAGATTCCCCGCCGGAATCTTTAGTAACTCGCCGTGAATCTCGATCTCCCTTGAGCCGTCCTTTCGCAATTCCAAAACCCGATGAAACCGAAAGCACGTTTCGGCGGGAGAAGCCGTGATTTCGTCCGCAATGAAGAGAATTTTTTTCCCTTCACTTGCAAGGCGGCAAGCCCGTCCGAAATCCCCTTCGTGCCATTCCGTAACCGTAACTCCCGCCTCCTGTCTGAGCGAAACCTCCCCGATAACCTCCGCTTCTCCGGTGTCCTTGTGGAAATTGGTTCGGATGGTTTCGCGGTTTCCGTCTGCCTTGGCCAACTGTAAGGCCATTTCAGTTTTCCCGGAGCCGCTGGGCCCGTACAGGAAAATGTTGTTTCCCTCGCGCACGCTGACGAGAGCAAGCCCAAATTTCTTGTGCGGGATATACCGCCCGATCTTCGCGGGAATGACCGGAATCGTTGGGCCCGTCTGAACCGCCACTGTCGCCGCTCCCGGTTTCTGAATGAGCGGGCAAGAAAGAGCCGTAACGTTGATACTCCAGACGGCATCCAAGTCAAAAACGTCTTTCTTGTATTGGGCCCGCACGCGAAGCCCGTCCAGCATATTGAGAATCGTCGCCAGTTCCCGGATTCTCCTGGGATGCTTCACAATCCCGGAGTCAATCAACTGTTGCGCGGTCTTCGGGCCCTCCTGCAAGAGCTTGAAAAAGTCCCGACACTTGGAATTGTTCCCATACGGGTTTACTAAATCCTTCTCGCTGCTCATATCTCCATCCTCCTCTAAAAAAAAGTTTTCCAATCCTACGCGGGGTCCGCGTCCTTTCGGACGGGACACCGTACAGGATTGATAATCAAACTTCATCCCAGCTTATATACTTAAATCCTACTGACTCACGGGTAGGATTGTTTTCTCTAACCTTAGTGTAGAGGAAAACTTCTGCCTTAACCTTATTCCCGCTCTTATCCCAAATATAGCGGGCCGATCCTTCCCTCCCCGGATTGATAACGGCCATGAACCGCTTCCACTTTGTTATTCCATTCTCCTTAACCGATTTCCCTTCATCGAGAGCCCGCTTGATTCTTTCCTCTATGACGGACCTCATTTCCTTCGAGTAGACGTGAAGCGTTCCTCCGATCATTATGGTGCAGATTTTCTTCTCTTCAAAAAGTTTTCCAAGATTAGAAATAGCTTCCGCGAAAACCTTACGCATTTCCTTTTTCATTTTTTCTCCTCCTCAAAAAGTTTTCCAATCCTACGCGGTCCTCGCCCCGCTTGCGCGGGGGAGGACCGTACAGGATTGATTAGGTGAAGTATCCGTCTTTATCAACCACGCATTTGACTCCGGACTTCCCGCCCCGCTTGTACTCGCCCATTAGTCCGAAATCCGTTCCATCCTCTCCAGGTTCCAACTCGCGCCAGCCGCACCCGCAGCACCGATACCGCTTGCTCCCCACGATAGCGACATCTCCGACCGAAACGGAAGGAAGGGGAAGAGGCTGAAAGTCATTCTGCCCCCACTTGAAAATATCCTCAAGAACTTCTTTTACATCCCTCAATTTCTGCCCCGTATACGGAACCTTGACTTCGCGCTTTTTCCCGTTTGCCCATGCCCACAATTCCACAACGTAAATGATGCACGCCATAACCATCCTCCACTATATTAGGGGCCACCGAATCTAACCCGTCCACTCGCGGGCCCCGCCCCCTCCCCTACAGGGGGAGGAGGGGGGACCGTAAGAGGATGGACTATTGAGCCGCCCTCACCACTTCCGCCCGCGTAGGCCGCTTGAAGAATCCGAACTTCGGATCATCCTTCGACGGCTCCACTTGCGCCATGAAGTAAACCACGTCTCCATTTTTGGGGTCAATACTGTTGGGGACCGAACCCCAAACCTTGAAGCCCTCATCGGCCCGAACCAACATCTTGAGCGTATCCCCGAAATAGGACTCCTGAATCTTTGTGCATAACACTTCACCCCGGATTTCAACCCGCCCACTGGGGCAAGGTTGAGCGGCAGCGGCTTCGGCCGCTTTCTTCGCCTCGCGTTCCGGCCTTGTCTCGATTTGATTCAGGAGCTTGCCGACGAAGGCGATTTGCTTCTCACTAAGCCCGCCGTACTGGATTAACTTCCCAACGATATCGCGGATGATTGACTCCTCATTGCCGTTCACGGTCCCGCCGTGAATCTCCCATGCTTTTGAAAGGTTCAGAGTCTTCAGAGTCGCTTCCGCTTTGGCGAGTCCAGCTTTGCGGGCGAGAGCGTCCTGAACCGCCGTCCGGAAGTAACGAAAGTCTGCCGAATTCCCGCACTCGCACTTCTCCGCGCAATCGCTACCCATGCGGATGTACGAATTGGTCTTCTTATGGTAGAAGAGAACCGTATAGATAGCGTTCACGCTCCCGCATACCATACAGTTCCCGCCATGCTCATGACCGCTGTACGTCCCGCCCGTGCGGGCCATATGAGCCTCGATCTTCGCCCGATTCATCATCAGAATTTCGCACGTCTCGATTCCTTCGACCTTGATACACTCCTGGGCAACGTACTCGTAATCCTCCGGGACAATCGCGCTGGGTTTGTGTGCGTCCTCGCGCTTCTGCATACCATCCTCCTCATTTATCAATCCAAACGCGGGCCCCGCCTCCCGGAAGTGAGGGGAAGGGGGACCGTACTAGGATTGATTAGCTCTCGATTACTTCGCTGTAACGGCGGATGATTCTCCAGTTCTTCTCTCGCTTCAGCTTCTTCTCATAAGACAAATGGCGCTTCGCGTCCTTCAAGTCCTGCGTCCCAATAGAATCAACCCAATTCCCTGCCGGGGCCTGAAACTGAATATAGTAAAACTTGTCCATCTCCATTTCCATTTTCCGCGTCATACCATCCTGCCGCCTCTCAATCAAAATACAACTTCTTCGAAAACGCTAGGCCTGATCCCTTGCCCGGCTCATCCTGGAGATCAGCCCCTCGTTGTCCTGGGCGACCGCCGCCGAATCCGCGGGCTTCCCCATGATCCGGTCCCTGAAGCGCCGAAGCGCAGCCTTACGACCTTCGTCTCCGGCCCAGCGTTCGAGCTGCTTGGGTCGGAGTTCCCGCTTGATGGCCTCGAGGACGTACTCCCGGCTGTCAGCGTCGATCACAGTTCCTTGGTCGAGGAAGAACTCGGTCAGCCCCAGGATGCTCATGTCAGGATCCCAGGTATTCTTCTTCACAGCCTGAACGAGAACATCGAAGAGCGGAGCCTTGCCGTCCACGACAGCCTGCCCCTTCTTGTTGAGAGGGAGCCCCTTGACCTCATAGTTCCGGAACGGCCCGATGGCATCGAGAACCGTGTCGTTGGCTTGCATGCCTTCACCCCAAGCACTCATAACTGTCTCCTTTCTAACCCTTCGTTTCCGACAAAGCTTTTATTTCCGACATGTTTGTTATTTCCGCGACATTGACTTTTCCCCCAACTTCCTCATCCCCCAAACCGTGAGGAAGTTCCGCTTGCGGCTCTTATCGCATCTCATTTTTCTCACCCTCCGAAAACCGCGCTCCAGGGGAAGGACGCCAGAAGAGCAACCGCGCAACCGATCAACGTCACTACCACCATCCCCTTGTGCATTTTCCATCCTCCTCAAAAAGGTTTCCGATGAGGACCAGCGTTTGAAGTCCGCTGGCCTAAATTGGAAATCTTCTTTTGCCTTGCTTGTCGCTTATGGTTATTTCGATCCGATACCCGTTACCGGATTTTCTGTAAAAGCAAAATCGGGCGGATCGTTTTTACCCCGCCTCAGCGCGGCCCCGTTTTGGGAACCCTTGCGCCCCGTCACTGGAGGACCAACCCCAGCATCCGGACCCTCGCGCAATTTCTTGGTACGCTTGCCGTTCTTACGGGTTTTTCGTCCCCGTCCTTCCGGCCCCGTTTTTCATACTGCGTACTTCTACCTATATATACGACATTCTTACCAATTTTGGGGAGAAAATTGATAAAAAAGTCTCAAATAGTTCCCGGAAGGGGGCCTTTACCAATTATGCCCTAGAAGGGCCTAGAAGGGCATACAGCGGCAGTTTGGTAAAGGTAGGGGAA